ATGGACTTTCGGCCTAGTGAGCTGAACATTTTGGAGGCCGCCCCAGCTAGTCAAAACAATGAAAAGGACGAGGCCAAACCGTCTGCTGAACTACCGGGAATCCCGCGACTACCTCGAACAGATGCGACGACAACTCAGGAGACAAAACCTGCAGCAGAGAAGCCATTCATTGAGCAGGCCATCGACGGCCTCCCGGATGTGGGAGCAGTGGTCACGACGACCACGATTGCCTTGGTGGCTACGACTTCTGCCCTGGTGGCCAAACCACTGGCGGACCTAATCCTCAAGACGATCAAGCCCACCGTTAAAAAAACGGTGAAGGCTATTGCGAAGCTCCGCGGGGAAACGGTTCCACTGGAATCGGTATGGGAGCGGAGGGTTTCACAGCGGGAGCGGAACTTGGCTGTGAGGACGTTGCGGCGGGCTTTGAAACCGTGAGCCGGTGAACGTGTGGGACGGGCTTTTGGCCTGGGATAGGGCCTAGGACAACGTCCGAGCAAATGACGTAATACTGGCTTTTGGGGTGGAAGCTGATGCCCTTCTGGGCCAGCTCGCCGCAGTTTTTGAGCCGGGCCAGCTCAAAGTCAAGCCTCTTGTTGGCGAGGATCTGCCGCTGCAGTGCGGTCTGGGTATCGGCCGCGGCTTTGCAGCGCTCTTGAATCCCACCGTCTAGTGGAAAGGAAATTGTGGCGCTGATGCCAAAGTTCAGCGCGTGCGAATCCTTTTGGTTTGAATTTCTCCGGTCCTCATAAAGTATTCGCCCAGGATTATCGGGGACGCCGTCCTCATTAACGTCTGAGGTGTCATAGACCGGAGTGGTCAGTGTTGGGGTGTAGGGCAAGGCGTAGGACTTGCTCTTGGTGACAAACGGCGAGAGATTAAACGTTGGACCTTGGCACGCAATCGACCCGCCAAAGTTTGCATTTGGATAGGGCCCGGTCAGCATTTGGATGGCCTGGTTTGTCACCGAGCCATTGCTCACAGACGACGGCGCTGCCGTTGCGTTCACCTGTGCAATCGCTGCCGAAGGGCTAAGGATTACTGCCCAAAGACAGAGGTGGTTGAGGTAGTGGACTCTACGAGCGTGGTTCGCTCCACGGTGGTGACTTTCGACAGGCCTGGGCCGCTGTACGACTCGGTCAGTTGAAAGCTGCCGCCTGGTGTTGTCATTGTCCACGCTGGCTTTGCTTCTAGTGCGAGTCCCGTCCACGAAGAAGTGATGCCATCAGTGGTTTGCGTTTGCACTGTTTCAGCCCCCGGAATCATGGAGGTGCCGGAATGGCTGACGCCTGTGCCGCTTGTGGAATAAACGTAGCCCGTTTGATAGTCAACGGACCGGATTGATTCCGTGATCTGAGTTTTTGACTCCGTGTGCGAAGTCATTGTGCCCGTGTTGAAATTTGGCACAAGCGGGGCCGCACTACAGGGCCCCGCCAGAAGCAACAGAACAGCAAGCCGGCGCATCAGTTGCCGATGGTGATTTCGGTGACCACCTGGCCGGTGAAGCTAGTGCCAGCCCCACCTGCTGTACCGGTGATGCCATGGCCTGAGGTAATCGTCCCGGCCAAGGATCCGGCCACCCCACCGCTAGTCGTGGTGGTCTCGCCAAGCAGCGGCAGGCTACCCACCACCCCGCTAGTCACGGTGGTGCTAGTGGTGCTTGTGCTGTCCCCTTCTATGTAGCTGGTCGAGAAGGAGAAGGCAGCCCCGTCGGTGGCTTGAGTTGCGCTGATGGTGGTGATAGAAGGGACACCGTTAGTAACAGTCCCAAAACCGCCGAGAGCGCCAGAATTTGTTCCATCAGTAGTGGAAGCTCCTGTCCCCGATACGGAGTAGACAGTGGGGACTCTTGTGGCTGCGCTTGCTGCTCCATCGACGGACAGTTGGATGCTGGATTGGATTTTGTGCGTGATGTCAGCTTGAGCCGGAGCCGCCGAAATCACCAACGCCAGGGCTAGGAGTCGCTTCATTTCTTAGGCGTGCTCGTAGTGTTTGGTTCCTCAACTCTAGGGCCGTCTTTCTTGTTGTTGTTCTTGCCAACGCTGACGCCCATTGATCCCAGAATGCCGGTCAGCAGCGAGGCCGGGAACGTAGGGTCCATCGCCTTGACGTGGCCCAGATAGTTAAGACTCAAGCAAGCCAAAGCCCAAGCCAAAATCACAATCCGAACAAAGTCAGCTAGCCAGCTGTGGTCTTGTTCCTCGCGCTCGTTTGCCATGATGGATAGAGGTCTTCAGGACGTGGTAGAGCTTGGGGCGGCTGTGATTGGGGCCACCGTTTCAGGCCTGCTTATTAGCCTTAATGGCCACAACAAGAGAACCGCGCAAGATCGCGATTGCTTGGTGCGGCTCAGTGCCAGCGTAGACAATATGGCCAACCAGCTAGAAGAGCTGCACCGCGATCTCAGAACTGAGCGCGTCGAAATTTTCAGCCGCCTCAATGCTGCAGAGCAGGCAATCGCCCGGCTTGAAGGGGCTAGAAAGGCTGCCTAGACTTTCTGTAACTGCTACACGGTAATGATTGGTCTCATTCGCCCTATTCTGTTCGCCTTCCTGCAGTCGCACTCCGTCAAAAAGTTGGTGCTAGATCTCTGCCGGGCCCTGGCCGAGAAGACCGACAACAAGATTGACGACCAACTGTGCAACATGCTTGAACGGGCCATGTTCCCCAAGCAGAATTGAGCCATGTTCGACTGGCTCATTCCGACGGTGATTCAGCTCGAAAAGTTCTTCAACTACTACGACCCTGACCGGCCGCATCAGCGGGCAGCAATCCAAAAGCTGCAAGAAGACATGCCGAGCGAGCTACTCAGCCATGACGCTGAGTGGTTTGAGATCTGGAAAGCCGGCGGCAAGATAACGCCGTTCAAGATTCCATATTTCAACCAGATGGCCCTACCAAACGGCCATCGGAAATGCTTCACCGCTGCCATGGCGATGATTGCCGCGCACTATGGCACCGTTGAAACCCAAGAGGAATACAACCAGATCCGCGCCAAGTACGGCGACACCACCGAGGTCAGCGCCCAGCTGCGGGCCCTTGAAGAGCTAGGCCTGCGGCCTCAGTTTGTGACTGATGCCACGGAGGATGAGATCGAGGCAGAGGTTGACGCGGGCCGCATTGTGGCCGTTGGCTGGCTGACGCAAGGCCCACCCGATGCGCCCACAGGCATTGGCCATTGGTCTGTCGTGCTTGGCTACTCCCAGAAAGGTTTCTGGATGCATGACCCGCGGGGTCGCTACGACCTGCAGCGCGGCCGCCTGGTAGACCCGGAGGGTGGAGAGGGTGTGTTCTACAACCGCAGGGAATTTCTGCAGCGCTTTAGCCCGGAAGGGCCGGGCCATGGCTGGGCCATCCTTGTGGACCCCCTACCGCCTGTAATGCCCCTCTGAGGGCTTTTGCGCGAGCTGCTGGACGTACATCTCGCAGGCTTGGCGATAGTGCCACTCTGCCTGCCAGTCTTGCCGATGCTCTTTGATCATTCCGGCGTAAGTAACGCGCCAGATTCTTGAACCGTCAGCCTTAGTTATTTGTTCAATTTGTGGGGGACGCATACAGCTATCCTTAAAACTCTGCCACTCGCTCATGGCTTGGGGCTCATGGATGGTTGTCAATTTAACGATTGAAGAAGAACTTCAAATCGAGGCGTTGGCACGAACTGCAATAAATCACCCAGAACATGACAAAGTGGCTGATTTGTGCGCCTCTTTGGTCAAACAAAACGCATATCAGAAGAAAATCCTGCAGCAAGCGGTCAGGTACATTTCCGAGCTTGAGATCAAAAACGCACTGGCCGAAGACGTGGCAGATACCCCCTGGCGGCGTTTTCTAAGCCGGAACCCTATAGCCGCTGTACTTGGAAAGCTCAAGTTTTAGTTTGTTCACGCCTTTGACTTCGAGCTGACGGATCGACTCACGGCTCACCCCTTGCTCACGGCCCAGCTCTACACGGGTCTTAGGTGCCTTGCCGTCTAGCCCAAAGCAGGCAGACACAACACTCCTTTCGCGTTCCGTCAGGCGAAAAAAGGCCAGCTGCAGCTGCTCGTACACCTCCTCTTTCGTCACCTCAAGCATCAGGAGGTTGGCCTCCGATTCGTCGGCGATCAGATCAATCAGCGGGCTCCCGTCTTCCTTGCACAGGCTGTCGAGGCTGCGGTGGGTGTTGGTGCGGGCCACGAGGTTTGCGTAGTCCTGCGGGGTCATTTCGACATGCTCCGCAAGCTCTCGGATCGAGGGCTCGTAGCCGTTCTCCTGCAGACAATCGCGCTTGTAGTTGCTGGCCTTCTGCAGCTTTTCGAGCATGTGCTGCGGGACGCGCACCACGCGATCCTTGGTGTAGATGGCCCTGGTGATGCCTTGGCGGATCCACCAGTAGGAGTACGTCGAGAACTTGTAGCCCTTGGTCGGGTCGAACAGATCAACCGCACGATCGAGGCCTAACGTTCCCTCCTGGATAAGATCCTCGAAGGCCAAACCACCATTGCGCAGGAGCTTGGTGTATTTCTTGGCCACATTCACAACAAGGCGCAGGTTGTGAACGATCATGCGCTCCTTTGCCTTTTTGCCGAGGCGCAGTTCGCGGCGCTCTCGTGGCGTTAAAGGTTCTTCTTTCTTTTCTAGTTCGAGGCCGCGCTGGACTTGCCTGGCCAGCGTGATTTCTTCGTCGGCAGTCAGGAGACGGTGCCTGCCGATTTCGTTCAGATAGGAGCTGATTGAATCGGAGGCCATGAAGATAAAAAAGACGGGGCCACCGTAGCAATAACGGGGCCCCGCGTCACTGGTTGTTTCGGTAAGTTAGAAATCCAAAGAGGCAGGCGAGGCGCTGGCCTTGGCTTCCATTTGCGGGGTGACCCTGCCGCTGAGGTAAGAACGGCCGGTCTTCTCGCTGGTGGTGTCCCACCCTGCCACGCGCAGCTTGACCACATCGTCGCCGGCGTAGTTCTGCTCAGGCTTCTGGTTGCGCAACCAGTTCACGAAAGCGGGGAGCTGGGAGCGCTGAATCTCAAGGGTGCCGGTTTGATCCGGTGCCTTTTCGTTGCTCTTTTCGGCTTGCTTGAAGAGAGAAAAACGGAAGGAAAATTCGTCAGCCATGGTTAAGGATGAGGCAGTGGAACAGTTGGGCGGATGACATGCCGAGGCGTTTCTTTAGGTGCTGAAAACGTTTGTAGTCAGCGGCTGAAATCTCGAACGAGTATCGGTGGGTCACCGGGTCTCGTTTGGCGGCGGCCTCGACTGCCCTTTGATACTCAACGTCGTAGACGTTACCCGGATCCTGTGGCATCTCAAAGAGGGCTCAGGTTGTCGTTAATGAATTGGATGTGCTCTTGGCTAGTGATGCTGGCCGAGAGTTTGGTCGAGGGGTCTAGCTTGAAGTGGGCCACGAATTTCTTCTGAAGCACTGGCAGGTCTGCGGGCTTGGCCTTGTGCCGCTCGGCTAAAACTTGCAGGATTGCTTCGCGCTCTTCGGCGGTGAGAGGCTGCTCACTCAAAGGCTTGCTCTTTGTGGCTCTGGGGGCCTCTTTTTTGGTGGTGCTGTTTGCGCGTGACTTGGGCGGCTCTTCTTCGACGAAGGCCCCGTCGGTGTCCACGTCAGCCAGCAGGCCCAGCAAACTGACAATCTGATACCTACGCAGGTAGGTGATCGCTGCGCCGGTGTCGTGAAGGATGTTGCGGCCCTTGTTGATCACCATCGGCATCCGCGATTCAATCGTCTCGCCGGATTCGTGGCGCAGGGTGGTGATCAGGATCGGCTCGAAGCCTTCGCTCGGTTCAAAGGTCTGGGTCAGCACAAGGCCGTTGTTGGCCAGGGGCGGAATGACGGTTGAGAGCACGTTGGCCAGGTCAGCAAATTTGCCGTATTGGGCCGAGGCGTTCTTGTGGATGGTGCCCACCTCGCGGTGGAATTTGCAGAGGGCTTTTGTCAGTTCAGACATCAGGGGGTCACGCAGGTGATAGTGAGAAGGACGCCAGGGGGTTCGTTGCCGATCACCCAGCGTTTGCAGGTGTTCCAAGAGACGATCTGTTGATCGCCTTTGCACAGGCCTGAGGCCTCGACGCTGTCCCCTACGGATCTCTGGAGCTTGTCGGTGTCCGGTTTGACCGTGTGGAACTCAGGGGCCGAGGCTTTGAGCTGTGCAGAATTGCGGCCTGTGCCGAAATGGCACTTGGGCCGGTTGAAGCGGAACACGGCAGAGACAGTGATAACGCCGTCGGCGTTCCAATCTTCGGGCTTGATCCGGAGCATCTCCTCAATCAGGAGGTGACGCCATTCTTTGAGCATCTCGTCGTTGCTGTAGCGCAACCCTCGGCCGCGGCCATTGCTGACTAATGAGCCTTGAGGGATGGGAGTGCCGGCAACGTCAAAATTCAAGCTCTGGCTCGGCATCCGCCACCCGCACCATTAAGTAGGTGGAGACATTCTGCTTCGCCGTGTTGTTGGCCTGTTCTTTCTCTTGCAATTCTTTGACCGCTGGGCTGTAGCGCCAAGTGGTTTTCGAACAGCGCCTGAAAGTCATGTTCTTGAAGCTGTAGCCGCCCGACTCGTTGATGTAGTCGTCGCACTCGCCTAGGTCGATGCTGTTTTGCAGGGACGCGGTGAGCAGCTTGTAGCGGTCTTCAAGGTTGCGGATCATCTGCTTGACGCGGATGATCTCCTCGCAGGTTTGCTTGGCATTCATTGGCTAGAGGTTTTGGGTTTGCACCCGGCGTAGTAGTCCTCAAGGATGATGCGAGCGACTGAGGAAATGGTGTAGCCCTCACCAAGGGAGAGGGCTTGCTCTTGCATGAGGACGTGGATGCGCTCGGGCACGCGGACATGAAGGGCGCGTTGCTTGGCTCTAACCATGCGAGACGGCTGTGGTGTTTTGCTGCTGGTCATGGCAAGAGGTGTTGTAGCGCTCGCCGTCGTGAGGGGTGGTGCCAAAGGCCATGGCGATCATTGCGCAGGCCCCGGCGGCCATGACGAAGAGAAGAGCGTTTCCGATGCGTTCAGACATTGGAGGAGGGTTCAGAGGGTGAGGCCGCAAAACTCTTGCTCGATCCAAAAGGCCAGGCGGAGCAAATCGTCTTCGTAGGGGAGAGAGTCTTCGAAGGCAATTTGCAGGGCGGTAGCCTCTTCAAATCGTTGGGACTGTTCAAGGCTGAAGATCACGTCCGTGATGATGCGGGCAACGTCTTCGCGGGCTTGGAGGTCCATGGTTTGCGGTGTGTGCGCCGGATCCATCCGACAAGAGCATTGTGGCCCATTTGTGCCACGGTGTCAACGCTTTGCATTGCTGACCCACTCGCGGATGCTGCCGAGCTGTTCGGTGCCGCGAATCTCGGTGGCCCGGTCGATCACCAAACGGGTCAGGGCGATGTGCAAGTCGGAGTCGTAGGCCTCAAGGCGCTCACTCTCGACCCATTCGTTGATGATGATCAGGACAGCCTCGGCAGTGTCGAGGGTTTCGGCCAGGGCCGTGCGGTAAGGCTCAGGGGCCTGGGTGATGCGCAGGTCGGAGACTTTGAGGGTCATCGGTTGGAGTCGCGGAGTTTGTTGAGGAAGGCGAGCTGGCGCTCGTGGGCCTCGTTGGCCTTGACCAGCTGGGCGGCCAAGTCATTGATCACCGAGAACATCGGCTCAATGCAGCGGGCCCGCATCTCGTCTTCTTTGGTCCAGTCGTCGCCGTCGCTGAATCCCGACTGAGTCATCAGGACGGAGCCGCAGGCCGCGACGAGACGGTCGCGGGTTTGCCGGCGATCGTTGCAGGCCTTGGTCAGCTCTTCGCGGGCCTGGTTGAGCGGATCGGCCGCGGCGGTTTTCTTGGTTGGCATTGTGTCGGTGAAGTAGGGAAAGGCCCCCGAAGGGGCCGAGGTGATCAGTAGTTGGCGGCCAGTGCGGTGGCCAGGTGCTTGAAGAAGTGGTGGAAGTCACCGTTCAGGAAGTCGAGGCGCTGCAGGGTGGTGATGATCTGCTCGCGCTCGCGGCCCTGGCTGCGAAGGATGGCCTCGATCACCACGTCGGTGGTGATGATGTGGCTGTCGCCGGTGGTGGGGCTGGTGACCTCGTAGGTGCGGATCTCGAAGTCCTTTTCGGCGAAGAAGGTGGAGAGGGTCATGGTTCGGAGTGTGTGGGAAGCGGTCCCCCGCTTCGATGCGATAAATGTACCACACCTGTGGCACACCTGACAACGTCAGGCCATCACGCGCTCAGCGCGAACGCAGGGGGCCATGCTGTAGCTGCCCAGGGGCAGTGCGACCTCGTTGCCGTCGAGGTCAGCCTTTACGCCAACGCGCTTGACGCCGAAGCCGGGAAGCTCAAAGGTCACGAACTTGGCGGTGCGCTTCACCACCTTGCAGGGGGTGACGGCGTCAGCGTCGGTGACCCACAGCATCTTGTAGGTGGTGCCGACTTGGAAGGTGCTGGTCATTTGCTTGGTTCGGTTGTGGGCCTCCCGGCCCGTTGAATAAAATGTACCACACCTGTGGCACAGGTGGCAACCTCAGGCCTCCATCAGAGCGCGGAGGGCCGACTTCACCTCGGCCGACTTGTACGACTCAGCGGCCTCGCCCAGGCTGCCGAACATGCGGCCGACGCCCATGCTCTTGCCGACCAAGACGTTGACGCGGCCCCAAGGGGTGAAGATCACGTTCACGAGCTTGCCTTTTTCGGTGGTCAGCTCGTAAGCGTTGTCGGTGACTTGCTGGATCAGGGTCATGGTTCAGAAGCGGTGGGCATCCCTGCCCGATGCAGATAATGTACCACAGCTGTGGCACAAATGGGAAGGGGCCCCCTTAGGGGCCGGGTGGATCAGGCGTTCACTGGCAGGATCGTCAGCGTGGGCTGCACTTCGGGGTGGCAGGCGCGGATGCGCTTCTGGGCCAGCTCAAAGGAACCGCAGAAGCTGATGACCCCAGTGTTGGTGCAAACCGCGTGGGTGTAGGTGCGGGCAGTCTTGCGCTTGGCCACTTCGCCGTTGGGAAGGGTGACCGTGATAGTGGCGGCTTTAGTCATTGGTTCGGTGTTGGTTGTGGGCATCCCTGCCCGATGCAGAAAGTATGGCACACATGTGGCACAACTGGCAAGAGGAACGAAAAAAGGGGCCCGTAGGCCCCGCGCTCCTCCCTGCAGACCCCACACAGGTCCACGGCGCAACGCTAGGTCGATTCCAGCAATCGCGCCACTAATAGTTGGAGGGGTTGGATCGGCACCTGAACCACGCACCGCCCTGGCTTGCGCCTTTCAGCCCTTCCCAGACTTCGGGAGCCCTCC